ATATTTGAAGGAGATTGGGATTCTATTGGTGAAATTGTTGATGGAACATTATCTAATCGAAATGGAGAAATATTGAGAAAATGGGATGATTATGAAGAACTTAGTGAAATAGTTGATGACAATGAAACTGAAGAAGAAGTTGATCCTGAAAGGATTGAAGAAATATAATACTATTCCATAAAAAATGAAATATTAATTTTCATAAATTATTATAAATAAATATTACTATTAAATATCATGACTGAAAGCTATAAAGAGTTAATAGCTAAGGAGGAATCTAAAGAGGTATCTAGGTTGCCTGCTATGTCCGATAGATATTATTTTCATTTTCCACGAACCGATACATGTTATCAAACGGTGTGGTCTGGCTACTTACAGATTCAAGAAGGTAAGCCCCTTATAGATGAATCAAAAAAAGATGAATTAAGAGATATTTTGATTGATACATGTGAGCAGAATTTTTATATTAAGTATGATAATAATCATATTTGTTTAAGTCTTGATTTAGACACCTACTATTTTTATTATGAATTTGAAAAACATATTAAAAAAGTTGTTCGTCAAATAGAAGAAAAAAACAATACGTATATTGATTTTGGTGAATTTTTTGGTACAGAATGTAAAAACAAAGGAAACCAATATAAATATACTATAAAAAAAAAGGAAGATAAAATTGTTCTTAAAAAGAAAATATTAAATTGGGATACTTTTGAAAATAAAGCTACTTAAATTTTATTTATTTTTTTCGAAATAATAAAAATAATATTATAAAAATATATAAATAAAATGGCTCAATCTCTCGCGTTCAACTTTAATATAGATTTTAATTTAAAAAAATTGATTACAAAATTTTTATAAAATATTAAAAAATATTATTTTATAACTTTGTAAACATGAGCACTTATTTGGAAAAGATTTTATATGAACAAATAGATCGATCCATTGTAACGCGCGAATTTTCACCAGATGACCATTCATCTGATGATAATACAAACTACCGAAAAATGCATCCTTATCTAAAAATTGAGGAATTTGGTAACACTAAAATTCAAGAATTTGAAGTATATCAAGAAAACATTAATTTTTCAGAAATAAAAATTATTATGCATAAATTTTTTGATATATTTGAATTTCAAAAAAATATTATTATTAGTGTTGAAAAAGATAATGATTATATTATTTTCAAGGTATTTAAACAAACTAGTTTTCCATTAAAATTGAATCCAAGTAACAATGGTATAACATATGTTATTAGAGATGATGAAAGAAAAATTAAACATGTTGATATTGCTGAACTAGATCAATCTAGAGAAGCTCATATAGAAGCTGAATTATTTAGAAGAGAAGCAGAACTAGAAGAAACAGAAAAAAGAATTATTACACAAGTTCAAGAACAGATGAATCAGAAATTTGATGAACTTCAAATGAAACTTAATAATTCTGAATTAAAATTTGATGAATTACAAACTGAATTTAGAACTTTTGTTACTGACTCTTCTGTAAAACACCCTTCAGCGAAGAACTCTTCAGCGAAGAACTCTTCAGCGAAAAAGGTTGTTAAATCAGTATCTTTATCTATTAAACCAAGAAGATCTCCTAGACTTAAGAGAAATAAGATGTTTTTCTAAATAATCTTATTAAAATGTTTTTTATAAAAAAAATTAAATATCGTACAAAGAAAGCAGGTTCTATTATTTTTAAAGAATTAATAAAAATTGAGATTTTTTAAATCAATTTAAGATTTAAAGTTATATCATTTAAAATGATTAGAACACCAATTTCTAAAAATTTCAACTACAAAAAAGAACTTCTTTTCCAAATCATTGATTGGAAATCATGTGATATTTATTATGATAATTCAGATGAAGTTGATGCTGAAGATCCAGAAGAAGAATCAGGCGGAGGTGCAAAAAATAAAAAACTCAAAAAACTAATGATTCGCGGATATGGAGTAACTGATGAAGGAAATTCTATTTCTATTCATGTTGATGGTTTTCAACCATTTTTTTATTTCAAAATTCCCGATGATTGGACTCAAAAAAAATTCGATGCTTTTAAACAATCTGTTTTATCTATGGTAGATGATTCTCAAAAAGCGGATTTAGTAAAAGCAGAAATTGTGAAGAAAAAGGAATTTTATGGATTTACCAATAATGAATTATTTCAATATGGTCTTTTCCAATTCAAGAATCAGTCAAGTTATTATACTTTTTTGAAAATTATGAAGGAAAAGAAAATTACACTTCGAAGATGGAATGAAGAACACGATTTTAGTAATAAATTATATGAAACTAAAGTAAGTTCTCTATTGCGTTTTTTTCATGTTCGTGATATTGATCCTTCTGGTTGGTTAAAAGTCTCAAATTATAAAAAAAACTCTCCCGCTCTCACTCGTTCTCAGATTGATATTACTCTTAATTTCAATGATATTTCAAAAGTGGATATGAACGCTGCTGCAAAAATTATTGTTGCATCTTTTGATATAGAGTGTTGTAGTGAAGATGGTAGTTTTCCCAAATTCGATCGTCCGAATGATCCGGTTATTCAAATTGGAACTACAGTATACTTTTTTGGCGAAGATGAATGTAAGCTTAAATATATTGCTACTCTTAAGAAATGTGATCCAATTGATGATGTTATTGTTGAAAGTTTTAATACAGAAAAAGATCTTATTATTGGATGGGCAAAATTTATTGCAAAGTTAGATCCTGATATTATTACTGGATATAACATATGGGGTTTTGATTGGGAATATATTTTTAAGAGAGCTAAAAATGGAAGTGGTGGGGTTTCATCGCCTTATCATGATACACTTTATAAAAATCTACAGCGTTTAAAAATGGACTACATTAATCCAGATAAAATTGATTTAACTGTTCAAGATTTGTCGTCAAGTGCTCTTGGTGTTAATATTTTAAAGTATATTGATATTGAAGGTATTGTTCAAATTGATCTTTTGAAAGTAGTTCAGCGTGATTATAAATTAGATTCATATAAATTAGATAATGTTGCTAAAACATTTATGAAACAACAAAAAGTAGATTTGAGTCCGAAAGAATTATTCAAAAACTTTAAGGAAGGAACATCTGATAAAATTAAAGAAATTGCAGTTTATTGTATTATGGATTGCAAATTAGTAAATGATTTAATTAATAAACTTCAAGTAATTACCAATAATTTAGGTATGTCAAATGTTTGTGTGGTGCCTTTTTCATATCTTTTTTTAAGAGGGCAAGGAATTAAGATTTTCTCATTAGTTGCAAAGTTCTGTCGCGAAGAAAATTTCTTGATTAAAAATTTATTGGAGGATGATATTGATAAAAATTCATATGAAGGTGCTATTGTATTTGTTCCCGTTCCAGGAGTTTATTTTGAGCCGGTAGTTGTGATGGATTATAACTCATTGTATCCATCATCGATGATTGCTGAAAATATTTCACATGATTCTATTGTTGGATATAAAGAGTATAAATTGAAGCCGAAAACAAAGACTCATGAAGAGGATAATTATGAACTGGTAAGAGATACTATTAATAAAAAATATAATACTATTGATGGATATCATTATATTGATATTGAATATGATACTTTTGAAGGAGTTGGAGATGATAAAAAGAAGATTGGATATAAAGTATGTACATTTGCAGAGGCAGATAATGGTGATAAATCAGTGTTACCCCGCATTTTGAGAAAGCTTCTTAAAGCACGAAAAGATACTCGTAAAATTATGGAATATAAAGTAATTCAGCTTTCAGATGGATCTACAGTAGAGGGTATTCCAGATGATAAAGATGATGAAAATTATGAAGTTTTTAATGTAACTACTGGTAAATCATTGCTTAAAAAAAGCACTGTTGTTTCAATGAAGGATTTAAATAATGATTTTCAAAAATCGGTATTAGATGGTTTGCAACTGGCTTATAAAGTAACATGTAACTCTTTGTATGGACAGGTTGGTGCAACAACAAGTCCTATTTGTTATAAAGAATTGGCTGCGTGTACTACTGCAACTGGTAGAAAAATGGTGGTAACTGCGCGAGATTTAACGCTAAATACTTTTGTGGGTGCAAAATTGACATATGGTGATTCGGTAACAGGAGATACACCACTATTAGTAATGAAGAATGGCTATGTGAATATTGTATCTATTGAAGATTTGAATAATGACTGGCTTCCTTATGAAGAATTTAAACCGATGGATACAAATAGGCGTGAAAAGCAACAAACTTATGCGGATTATCTTATTTGGACAAACGAAGGCTGGTCAAAAATTAATAGAGTTATCCGTCATAAAACCGTGAAAAAATTATATCGAGTTCGGACAGAAATGGGTGTAGTTGATGTAACGGAAGATCATTCTTTATTAGATGTGAATAAAAAGATTATTAAACCAATGGATTGCAAAATAGGAACTGAATTATTACATGGATATCCGACAAATTTTCAAACAACTAAATTGCAAGATATTAGCAAATACGAGATGGGTAAAATTATTGATGATTTATCAGCGGGAATGATTGATTGTGTGCCATATGAAATATTAAATGGAACTTATGAATCAAAAAATAACTTTTTGGAATTATATGAGAAAAAGAGTAATAGTGAAGGATTCCATAAGCAATCAAAGATATTTTATCAAGGAATTTATTACTTAAAAGTTTCAACAGGACAAGATTGTGATCTATCACTGCAAAATGAAAGTAACGATATGATTAAAATAAATAGCGGGAAAAACATAGTTGAAATAAAGTATTTGAGAGATTCAAAAGAAAATGAATTTGTATATGATATTGAAACAGAATCAGGTAATTTTCAAGCAGGAATTGGTCAGTTAATTGTAAAAAATACGGATTCTATATTTATTAACTTTTCGGATGTTATTCGTCAAAAATACCCTGATAAAGTTCTTACAGAGAAAGATTTATTAATAGAATCGATTAAAATAGGAGAATTAGCAGCTAAAAATATTAATAGTCATATGAAAGCACCGCAAAATATTGAATATGAGAAGACTTTCTGGCCATTTTGCATCTTTTCCAAAAAGAGATATTTCGGAAATAAATATGAGCACAATCCAGAAAAGTATAAACAAACAAGTATGGGAATTGTTTTGAAAAGAAGAGATAATGCACCTATTGTAAAAACGATTTATGGAGGTGTTATTGATATTATTTTGAATAAAAGAGATATTGAAGCATCAAAGACATTTTTTTATAACTCGATTAAGAATTTGATTGAGGGAAAAGTGGATATTACAGAGCTAGTTATTAGTAAAACAATTCGAACAGATTATGCAAATCCAACGCAAATAGCACATAAAGTATTAGCTGATAGAATGGGTGAAAGAGATCCAGGAAATAAACCACAGTCAAATGATAGAATTCCGTATTGTTATATAGATAGCTCGAATTTATTATGTAAAATCTGTAATACAAAGGTAAATCCGGATAAGTGTAAATGTATTAGTTGTACCCATATTTATTGTGCAACACATTTGAATAACCACAGGGATAAATGTGTAAAAGTATGCAGATTTTGTAAATTAACTAATTCAGAAGCTAAATTAACAAATTGCTTAACATGTAGAGCTTGGTATTGTAATAAATGTCATGAAAAACATAAGCTACGAACAGATAAATATAAAGTAACACATACTGATAAGTGTAAGAAGGAATTAACAAATAAACTATTACAGGGAGATACGATTGAACACCCGGCATATATTTTAGAAAAAGCATTAAAGATAGATTACGAATATTATTTAGTACATCAGATTGAGAAACCGGTTTTTCAGATTTTTGAACTAGTTATGAAGAATCCTGCATCAATTATTGAGAATTTGGTTCGAGATATGAAAAATAAGAAAAATGGAAATCATACGATTAAAGATTGGTTATCATTAATGTCGAAACCTAAACCGAAAACAGATGTTCCAATAGTAGAAACAGAGGAAGAGAAAAACAAGAAATTAATTGAAAAAATTAATGCCATTGTTGCAAATGAAGATGAAGAAGAAAATATGCTAGGGGATAAATTTGAAGAAGATGAAGAATCAAATATAGATGAAATAGTTGAAGATGGTGGTATGATAGAGTAATTAGTCTTTATATTTTCTATTTTCAAATTGACCATATGTAAACCAATGCCATAAAATATCTTCATCTGTCCAAGATCTCATATCATTATTTTCTCTATAACAACAAAAATTAAATCCATCTGGCAATAATTCTTTTTTTCTGAAATAAAAATGTGCATTTAAATTTTTTAAAGGATGATAAATATTATTTATGTCATCAAAACTATGTATATTTTCTTTTCTATAATGTATATTATTAAATTCTATTGGCGTGCTATATTTTAAATTATTTTTAATAGCAATTATTGGAAATAATGCTTCTAAAAAAAATAATGTTCTATATTTTATTGCATATTCATTTATATATTTTATCATATTTTTTGAAAAACGAACTGCACACATCATACCATGATAATAAGGAGGTGGATAATTTATATTTATCCTATGATAATGCCAAACATTCTTATTTCCATTTTTATTTTCTTCATAAGTATTAGACAATAAATCATCATCAATATATTTATTATCAATATTAACAATTGCTGATTCATTATAAAAAAATACATCATCTTCAATGAACCAAATAAAATCATAATTTATATTTTCTATTCCAAAATAATATAGTGCTTTATCCCATCCACATATTAATTTACCAAGTGTAAAACTTGTATCTATATAACCATTTAATTCACATTTTTTATTTTCAACTTGAATAAAATTTATATTTATATATTCATTTCTAAATGCAGATAAATTAAAATTATTATCATCAACTACTATAAATATTTTATATTGAAGAAATGAATTTAAAAAATCACACCATATTTTATTTGGTTGAAAAGTAACTAAACAAATAGCTTTCATAATATATATTATTTATAAAAAATTTATATTTAATAACCGTTTAATATCCATTTAATAATTTATTATTATGTTCATTAAACATTTCAAATGCTTCTTTTTTATTTAGATCATATATATCACTAATACAATTCTCAACCATATCTTTTACTTTATCATCTTTTATATAAGTATCATACTTTTTATCTAATTTTTCTTTTTGTTGTGATAAAACAGATGATGCTTTTAATTCTTCATTTTCAGATAATTCATTATTTAATTTATTTAGTTGATTATATATTTTTTCCATTGATTTATCAATTAGTTCTTTCTTTTCAATACTTTTATATTCATTATCAGAATATACAAATATATTATCTTCCATTTCTTTATCATATACTACATTTTTATTTGCTTTATTCAACATAACTTTATTCAAAAATACCGTAAATTTATTATCACAAATTAGTAATATAGTTTTAATATAGTTATCTAAATGCTCCGTATCCCAATCTTTATCAAATGAAACAGGAAGATTTATATTTACAATATTTTGTATTTGTGTATTATTTGTTACATTATTATTTGTTAGATTATTATTATTTGTTAGATTATTATTTGTTATATTAGCATTATTTATATTTATATCTTTTAATTTATTTTCATCGGTATTTTTCTTACAATATTTTTCAATATGCAAGTTTAGAAATCTTAAAGATGAATATCTACCTTTACAAAACTCACATTTAAAATTATCTCTTTGATCTATTTTAATTGTTGAAATTTCATATACTTCTTCATCTGAATATTTTAATGATTCAATATTTGTTTTTACACATTTTTTCTTTTTATTTAAATGAGATTTTATAATTTGTGATCTATTTGTTTTATAGTTACACCTTAAACATTGATAAAAATTATTATTCATTATATATTATATATTGTAATATAATTTTATATAATTAGATTATTTTTATTTTTTAAAAAAATTCTAAAATTACAAATTTTTTATTTAACTATTATTTATTGTAATTTATTGATACTTATATAAAATATTATTTTTAACTATATCAATAAATGCTAAAATTACACAAAAAATTGTGTAAAATTGCACAAAAAATGCTGTAATATTACATAATTTTTATTTAGCTATTATTTATTGTACTTTATTGATACCTATATAAAATATTATTTTTAACTATATCAATAAATGCTAAAATTACACTAAAAATAGTGTAAAATTGCACAAAAATGATTGTAAAGTTATATTTTTTGCATTTATTGTTATTTACTGTTATTTATATAAATTATTATTTTAATAATATCAATAAATAGTAAAATTATAGTGTAAAATTACACAATTTTTATTTATTGTTATTTATTGTTATTTATATTAAAAAATAAATATATTTTATCAATAAATGCTAAAATTACACAAAAAATAGTGTAAAATTACATAAAAAACTCTGCAATATTACACAAAAAAAGCTGCAATATTACACAATTTTAAAAAATATTTTTTTCTCATTTTAAAAACTTTTTTTGAAAAAAAAAAAATAAAAATTTTAAAAATTAAATTTCAAAAAAAAAATTTTTTGAGATAAAAAATTAAAAAATTTTTTTGTGTAATATTGCACCTTTTTTTGTGTAATATTACAGAGTTTTTAGTGTAATTTTACACTATTTTTAGTGTAATTTTAGCATTTATTGATATAGTTAAAAATAATATTTTATATAAGTATCAATAAAGTACAATAAATAATAGTTAAATAAAAATTGTGTAATTTTACACTATAATTTTACTATTTATTGATATTAGTAAAATAATAATTTATA